TTTGGGGTTGCCGCTTTTGTTTCATCATCGCTGTTGGTATCGCTGCTCAGCTGTACAACACCTTTCTGTGATGTGCTGGCATCCGGAACACTGGCGACACTGCCTGCGGGACCCGCAGGACCTGCGGGGCCGGTTTCTCCCCGAGGGCCTGCGGGACCTGCCGGACCTGTTGCGCCGGGTTCACCTTTATCCCCTTTCGGGCCGGTTTGCCCTGCCGGACCCTGTGGTCCGGGTGGTCCGGCCTCTCCACGTGGGCCGGTGTCACCTTTCGGCCCCGGCGGTCCGCCCGGGTCACCTTTATCGCCCTTCGGTCCCTGTGGACCTGTTTCTCCCCGTTCTCCCTTTGGCCCCGGCTCACCTTTTGGTCCGACCGCCCCCGTTGCCCCGGCTGGTCCCTGTGCCCCTGTGGCACCCTGTGGACCTGTGTCCCCCTTCTCGCCCGCCGGTCCCCGGGCATTCTCTGCCCGTTTCTTCGCTTCCTCTGCACTCGCCGCCGACGCTTCAGCACGCTTCAGGATTTCCGCTGCCACCGCTTCCAGCTCTGCAAGCGCTTTCGGGTAATACTGCGCCTCATCCTGTTCCATCAGAAATTTATTCAGCGTTCCCGGCTCAGAATCCGCCTTCACCAGAATGTCACCCACATATGACGGGGCGTACCCTTCCGTGTTCAGCGTCACCCGGTACCACCCCGGCTCCACATCAAAACTGTAACTGCCGGTTTCCCCCGGCTGCCCCTGCGCCACCGTGGTGACTATCACTGTCTCTGTGGTGCGTCGCGCTTTCAGCTCTATGGTGCATCCCGGCACCGGCTTCCCGGTGCCGTCCTTCAGCACGCCCGATATTCTGACTGTCATAGATTTCTCCCATAAAAAAAGCCCGCAGCAGTGACGCCACGGGCTTCAGGACAGTGTAACTTTACGTTTCCTCAAACGCAGTTCATCACATGAGGCGGATGAACCTGCGAATTATAACAATGTTTGCAGAAGATAAATCGTCATATACTCTCAGAACCGGTATCCGGTGCCGACAATAAACGCATCCGTACGCCAGTCACCACGTCCTGAGGCTTCATAAGCCAGGTCGACCACGATATTTTCTGTCGGGTTAATCTGCACGCCTGCACTGTATGTCAGTGCGGTATGGCTGCGGCGTCCGCTGTCCGAACGGGTCAGGTGCTCCTGCTTTTTACCCTCATCTGACGTGAGGGTCACATAATCACCGGCAAAAGACGACACCCGGGCATACGACACTCCGGCCAGCGCATAAGCGCTGAACCATTCATTCACGCGCACAGATGGCCCCGCCATCACGCTGAACCAGCGGTTACGCACAGAATCCTCATGCCAGCGGGTATCGTTGTAGTGCGTTTTTTGCTCACCTTCAGCATTGGCATAACTGAATGACGTAATCAGCCCCAGCGTGTCCGTAAATTCATAACGGTATTTCACGTTAATCCCGTTCAGATCATCACTACCGGTAGTGTTCGTCAGGGCATGAAGATACCCCGCACTCAGCGTGGCCTGCTGCTCAGACGCCCATGCAGGCGCACCGGATACGGCCAGACAGATGGCTGCGGACAAAATGGCTGCACAAACTTTACGCATAATTACCTCTCGCTTTTCTGCAATAAAAAAGGCACCATTTCTGGCGCCCGTATCTGGGTTATAAAATTCAGCTAATCGTGATGCCTGCAGTGGCTTTCTTCATCACCACAACCAGCAAATCGCTGATACTTGCTGTGGGATACCAGTTATTTACCAGCCATGCTGACACCGAAAACTCCAGTGTCATGTGACCGTGACCGGCAGGCATATCAATAACGCCACTGTAAATCAGCGTATTATCCAGCGCGGTACGGTTATAAATTTCAGCACCGTTTTTCCGCACTATCAGACGGCATGAGGAGTAAATATCAGTATGCTCTCTCTTATGCTTAGCGCCACTGAATGCCACCGCCGGAATAACAATCTGCCGGTCAAACGGCTGATCGTCATAAACCCTGACGGTAATGGTCCCTGATGGCCACCGCTCCGGTGCACGGGAGTCCCGGGGGAAAGCTTTGCCCACTGTTTTAACGAGATCGCCTTCAATCTGGTTCGCGGACAGTTTTCCCAGAACCCGACAGTTCTCGTTAATCGTGACGTTGTTGAGCGTCCCGGAATTCGCATTCACGTTACCGCTGATATCAGCATTTCTTGCGGTCAGCCTGCCCTCCGGCGTCAGGGAAAACGTCGGGGGATTGCCGGACGAGGTGATACTCACCGCAAACAGCCGCTTCAGGAACACATCGTTCATGAACAACTGATTCCCCTGCGCCACAAATAACGGCGTGGTGTTGCCGTCCTCCGGGTTAATCATCGCAATACGGTCAGCCAGCAGCAGTATGTTGCTCAGGGGCTGGCCATCAGTATCCTCAATCCCCGCTCCAATACCGGCAACATAGGGTATGCCATTTTTTGTTTTCTGTACCTTCAGCATGTAAAGTGCAGCAAGGTCATCATTTGTGTCCTTCTGCACGCGCTGTATCTGCTGTATGGTGGCGCTCTGGTCCTCCAGCGTTTTACTGACCGTCTGTGTGATTTCATTGCGGGTTTCTGTGATGGTGGTCTGCATTTCCGCCATCTCGTCCTTCAGCTGACTGTTGTCAATCTCTGCCCACAGCGCCTCTGCCAGATGCAGTTTTCCTATCTTTTCCCGGAAAAGTTCCAGATAGCCCGCAGCGTCATTGCTCGCCCGTCCACTGGCTTCCACAAAAGCAGATTTACCCACCAGGTTGACGCTGCGCACATAAAACCAGAAATCCTTTCCGGGCTTAATGTGCGGACCGGAGACACTCCACTGACTGCCGGTCCCCAGATAACGGGCAGAGGTTTCCACCTGTGCGGCGTCTGCAATTTTTGCCTCCGAAAACCAGAACTCAAACTGCACCGTCGGGTCATAAATGGTCAGTTTCGGGACTGCCGTTATCTGAAAATACCCCGGCGTCAGTTCAACACCGGCAGGCGCTGCCGGTGCGTTAATCCGGAACGTGGTGGTGGCGGGTTCGCCCTGCTGGCCATAGCTGTTAATCGCCCTGACCGTCAGGGTGTATTCCCCGAGAGGCAGGCCACTGAAACGGTGCTCCGTATCGGCAGTGATGGCAGTGGTCAGCAGGCGGCTGTTCTCACCGCTTCCACTGGTCAGGCGCAGACTGAAGCGCACGCCCTTCACCACCCGCGGCGTGTCCCATTTCGCCAGCGCCAGATACTGGCCGTCAGCCGCGCTCACCTCCACCGTGAGGTGCTGCACTGCCGGAGGAATGACGCTGTTCAGGGTGCCTGACTGCGGCTCAAAGCGGGCTCCGTTATCCACAATGGCTTCTTTTTCCGGTACGTGCTGCACCGCCGTGATGGCAAAGGTGCCGTCCGTGTTTTCCCGGATGGAGACACAGCGGAACAGGCGACGGCTCAGTGACGGCAGGGAGAGTCCCCACACCCCGTATGTCTCCACACCATCAGGCAGGGTACTGACCTGTATCCGGTCCGGCGCGGGGTGTGCGGTGATGTCCACACTCACCGGCTTACCGCTGCCGTTAATCAGGTTCACCGCCGATGTACCTGTCTCCGGCAGGGTAACCTCACGGTCCAGCGTCAGGGTGCGGGTGGCAGCATCAATGGACAGGACACGTCCGCCGGTCAGGGTCCCGGCATAGTCATTATCACAGATTTCAATAATGTCACCGGGTGTGTGCCGCAGCCCCTGAGACCCGAGTGTGAAATCAACCGTCTGCGTTTCCAGCAGTTCGGTCTTTATCACCCACAGCCCGGCACGGTGGGCCTGACCGCGGCTGGTACAGCCGAACGCGTCCATCTTCAGCAGGTTGCGTCCGTAGCGCAGTATGGCTTCCGGGTCTTCCACCAGTTCCGTGGAGGTCTGCCAGCCGTTCTGCGGGTCGGTGTAATTCACCTCCACCGCCGTGTGCCGGTCCTTCAGGGCACTGAAGCTGTAGCGGAACCCCACGCCGTTATCATCCACCACCACATCGCTGTTGGTGTACGGCCACACCACATCCGACGGGCGGTCCTGAACGAACGTCAGCGTCTGGCCGTTCCATACCGGCATACAGCGCATCGCCGAGCAGAAATCACTGAGAACGTCCCACGCCTTACGCTGTTGTGCCAGGTACGCATTAAAGGTCATCCGCGGCTCTGTGCCCCCGAAACCATCCGGGACCGTCTGGTCGCAGTACTGCCCGATGGCATACAGCGCCCACTTGTCCACATCCGCCGCCCCCAGGCGTTTTCCCATCCCGTAGCGCGGGTGAGTCAGCATGTCCCACAGACACCAGGCCGGGTTGTTGCTGTATGCCGGTTTCAGACTGCCGTCCCAGATACCGCTGTACGTGCGTTTTTCCGGGTCATAGTTTGACGGCACCTGGATGATGCGACCGCGGATATGGTAGTTCACCGTCATCTGCTGGCCGCCGAACTGCTCCGCATCCACCTGCAGCCCCACAATGGCCGTGTTCGGGTAGCACTGTTTCACATCGATGATTTCGGTGTATGACGACCAGAGCGTCTTATTCAGCAGCTGGTCCGTGGTGCTGTCCGCCGTCTCCCTGACCATCCGGATGTTAAAAGGACGGGGAGGCAGATTATCCAGAATCACCGACGCCAGGAACTGCGAGGTGGTCTTGCCGTTAATGGTGACATCCTTTTCCGTCATCCATTTACCACCACGCTCAAGCTGAATCAGCAGGCGGACAGACGTCGGGTTACGGTCACCCTTTGAGGTGGTCTCCACCAGTGACTGCACCCCGAAGGTCACCCGCAGGCGGTCAATGTTCGCGGACGTAATGGTGCGCGTCACCGGCTTTGCCTTCGTCACTTCCACGCCTGGTCCGGTTTCAGCTCCGGAGGACTCAAAGCCTTCCGGTGGTGTCTGCTCCTGCTCCCCGGCGCGCCAGACCGCCGTCACACCGTGTATCACGGGATTACCGTCCGTGTCCGTCAGCGGGGTTTTGTTCACCAGGATACTCTGCAGTCCCTTCACCGGACCTTCTATCGGTCCCTCACCAATCGCATCAATCACGCTCATCATCTGCGTGGATTTGAGATTATCCTTCGCCTCACGAGGTGTGTGCGCCTTGCCGCCACCTTTACCCATGATAACTCCTGTTAATTGATATGATCAATCGAAGCAATAGTCACATTCAATAACTATTGCGCGATATCATCAGAACGCTGTTTGTACTCCTGCAGTCAGTAAACTCAGTCTGTTAAAATAATTAATGAGGGTTTTATGAACCGTAAAAGTCTTGCTGCTATTGCAATGGTGCTGGCAACATCATGTGGATATGCCGCCACAATAAAAGTCCCCATGAACCTTGTTAATGCCGATGGTAAAGAGGTGAGCGCCGGAACAATAACTATCCAGGAGACCAGCTATGGTCTCCTGTTCACACCAGATCTGCACTCTTTACCTCAGGGCATTCATGGATTTCATGTGCACGAAAAGGGAAGTTGCGCGCCGGCTCTGAAAGATGGAGTATCTGTTGCGGCATTAGCAGCTGGCGGTCACTTTGACCCGAAACAGACTGGAAAACATCTTGGTCCCTGGTCTCCTGATGGTCACCTGGGCGATCTCCCGGCTCTGTACGTGACTCATGACGGAAAAGCAAACTATCCGGTTCTCGCACCAAAACTGAAAGAATTAACAGAAATAAGCGGACGGTCTCTTATGATCCACATTGGCGGTGACAACTATCATGACCATCCAGATCCACTCGGCGGCGGCGGTGCAAGAATGGGCTGTGGTATCATCCCATAACAAGTCTGGTAAGGGGAGCTGCCCCCTTACCTTTTCTCCACCAGTCAATGAATCCGCTCTCGCCAGAAGAACAAACAGAAAAACTCTGAATATCTTCACATTTTCACAAAATCCCTGTGGCACTTATAATTTCTCTGCGTTAATTTTTTTGTCGTGACATAAGAATAATTCCTTACACTTAATCTTCGTAACTCTCCCGCAGTTCCTGTCCGCGATCACTGCGGGATTTTTTTATTCTTTTTACCCCTGCCGCCCGATAACCACGACCTTTCCGCCCCCGCCTTCATCACGGGTACTGATGTCCTGGGAGATTCGCCGGGAGCCAACCAGCATTTCCCCGTAAGGCACCGGCATCGGGTTCCCCTGGGCAATCATGTTATCCAGCGAGGAAAAGTACGTGTTCTGTCTGCCGTTATCCGTTACGCGGTAATCCGGTGTTTTTGCCTTCGGGGCCAGCATCTGTGCCATACCGCCCAGTATCATGCTGGCCCCCAGTGAAAACAGCATCGTGGTGGCAGAAAAACCACCGGCTGCCAGGGCTGAACCCCATAACGCCATCGAGGCACCGGCCGTGAAGAAAGAGCCCACGATGGCTGCCGCCCCCAGCACAATCTGCAGTCCGCCCTTTCCGGCTCCGGCCAGTCGCGGCACAATGTGGATGACCGTTCCCTCACCCAGCTGTTCGTGAAGACGGGCGTACACCGCCTCCGGTGCCGTGTCATCACCGGCAATACGTATCTGGTACCAGCCTTCGTTCATCTGACGGCGAAAGCCCGGCATCTGCATCGACAGGGCGCGAATGGCTTCCGCTGCCGTGTTCACATACAGGCTGAGGCGGCGGCCAAATCGTTGTAAATCCCCGTGAAGGCAGATGCGTGCCAGTGGCGGTGACGCCAGACAGAATGCGTTCGTCGTTGCCATTTTTCGGAATACCTCTCCCGTTTACTCAGTTGTTCAGGCAGATGGTGAAGCAGCTCACCGTTGCCACAGTAAATGGCGGCATGGTTCGGTACCGAAGCACCAAAGCAGCACAGCAGAATATCGCCCGCCTGTGCAGAGGACAGGGGCACCCGGTAAAAGCCCGTTCCCTCCATATTGTCCAGGTACAGGTTCTGGCCATTGCGCCACCAGTCATCCTCGCGATGAAAATCCGGCATTTCAGTCCCCGCCAGATGGTAAGCATCCCGGAACAGGGTGTAACAGTCCGTCACCCCGTGTTCAAAGCGCCGTCCCGTCAGGTGTGGCACACAGCGGAATTTGTGAATGTCACCCCGGCAGACCAGCCACCAGGGCAGTGCGCTTTTTATCTGCAGCCGCCGGTCAGCCTCGCTCAGCCAGGGCAGCCCACCGGGATGACTGTGGACCAGTGCCACAATCTCCCCCGACATCTCTGCCCGCAGCCAGTCTTCCGGTGCGATACGAAAATACGCCTCCGGCTCTGCGGAAATATTCACACAAGGGATATACCGCTCCCCCTCCGGCGTTCTCACCACGAAGCCGCACGACTCCGCAGGCGCACACCGCCGGGCATGTGCCAATATATTGCTATAGAGCATGAGAACTCCTGATAAAAAACCCAGCCGAGGCTGGGTCATTTCGTTGGTAATCTGTTAGTAGTGATGCAGTGAAGGCGGCAACTCTTTGCTCTTAAGCCTTACCCATGCGGAAAGATTCGTTGGTCCATCTGGCTCATTAATATCAACATCTCGTGTGTGATTGATTAAAACGTCTCTCGCCATTCCAATAACATACGAGAACTCATGGCCGTAGTTGTAGCACCTGTCAGAATAGTTCGATTGAATTTGCTTTAGCGCCGGATACAGTTCGCGGAATAATGCCTGTGAGCGGTTGGCATAATCCCATAGCCATACAAGGCTGTTTGCTTCTTTTGCGGAAAGCTCGTTGGTTTTCTTCTCTTGTTTGCCAATGAACTCACCTTCAAGCACTACCCTGTGGATGTACTCTACGGCTTGCGGTATCTGAGATGCATCAAGCTCTTCAATACTTTCCACATTGAAACGCTGATGAATCATTGCATAAGCTTCTGGGTACATTAGATGCTTTTTGCTGACCAGCATATTTACAGCATCACGAAGCGGAGTCCTGTCATCAACAGATGTTTTCTTACGTGCATTTTCTGCCTTTCCCTTTGTCCAGTAGTCATGCAGCACAGTAAAGCATTCTTCCTGGTACTGAATCAGTTTATCGCGGATGTCAGCACGAACTTTCTCGGGGTTGATGCTGAACAGCCATCCATTTAACTTCTTCAAAGGAAGGCAGAGTAGCTTACGAAGCTTTCCATCAGCAGCAACCATATTCATATGAATACAGTTGAACTTATCTAGTTGTTTCATAAGTTTTTGTTGCTGAGTACCCCAGCTCATTCCGAGGTTTTCAACGATTGGCTTCATCGCAACATATGCAACTCCGGCAGCCATGGCGGTGATAATTTGCTGACCGTTGAATGGTACGTAAGAGGTGTTCACTGCTTCTAAAATTGCTATACTATTCATGTTGGTTTTTCTCCACGGATTTACTGACAACCGAAGCCCTGACTGTTCCCGCAGTTGGGGCTTCAACTTTCTGCTCTATCAGTTATATCTTTCCCTTCATATACTTCACCTATATTGCTAATGCTGGCAGAACATCCAAGATGCTTGTATCTTATGATGTCCAACACGCAGTCACTACACAGCATCCGACCTGTTTCTTTAGAGTAAATGTATGTTTGATCAGCGTCTGATTCGCTAATGCCGCAGAAACAACATTCTTTACTCATACCATTACCCCCTCTCTCTTCAAGCTGTCTATCAGGCGCTTGATAACCTCTGAGTTAAACGACCTGCACTCTTCCTTTGCCCTGCTACCTATAGCATCCTTTAACGACTGCGGCATCCTTACCAAAATCTTACTTATTTCTTTCTCCATGTTACCCTCCATACAAACAACTCTTTTCGAATACAAAAGATAGCAAAGCGAGTATATCTAGTCAAAATTTTTTTGCATACACTTTGCTATCAAATTGAATACCAAAGGTGTGATATGGCAAAGGGTGTGTCAATTTCTCCAACTACGGTAAGAATCCCTGAATCTTTACGCGAGGCTCTTGCTGTCAGAGCATCAAAAAATGGTCGCTCTGTTAACTCCGAGATCGTCATGATTTTGCAAGCCGCGATTGATGAAGATAGGTCGCCAAAGTCAGTTGAGTCATTTGCTCAGCAAGAAGCAGACAAATTCAAAGAGGCGCTGCTTGAGACGCTAAAGACCATGTATGGTAAGGATGAAAAATAATGCTGCACACAATTCATTTCTTATGCCCCGTTAACACTGCCACTGTTGGGCAACTTCAGAACCACTGTCTCACCGCATTATCTCAAGGCGCAACTGAATTAAATATCCATATATCAAGTCAGGGAGGGGAAACTGCCGCTGGCTTTACTGCGTATAACTTTCTTAAGTCACTCCCTGTTACCGTTAGAACTCACAACATAAGCAATGTTGAATCCATAGCTAATATCGTTTTCCTGGCTGGCTCAGAACGTTTCGCAAACCCATTATCAAGATTCCTGTTACATCCTCTATTATGGTGCTTTGCCTCCCCAGCCGCCGACCATGCCAGATTGAGAGAGTACGGGAAATGCCTCGATAACGATCTTGATCGCTTCGTTGAGACGTTCAATATCGACATCGGAACCCATATTAGGTGGGCATCCCTGATAGCAGACTCGACCATTTTGGATGCTAACAAGGCTCTTGAGCATGGCATAATTAATTCCATAAAAACTGCAAGGCTGGCATCCAATCAGGCAAACTGGTGGGTTGTTTGATGGGTAAATCATGATTACTCCTTATAAAAAACCCACCTGACGGTGGGCATAATCCATTACTGCGAAAGTTTATTAATGGAAAGGAAACCGCCAAAATTGCCGACATTCCTGCGCAGTTCACACCCGCGCATGCACTTGCTGCATCTGTCCTTACGGATATCCGTGGTGGGTTTATCGAACTCATCCGCCACAGCCCCGCCCGTGTAACCACACTCATCAGAGCGGTAGGTCCACATACAGGTGTTCGCCAGCATGATACGACCGGGAAACAGCGCCCCGTCCGTCTCGGTCGGTGTGGCCAGCACAAACGAGGCCGTCATGGCTGTCAGCTCCGACATCTGCTCCACCACCCAGCGGTCACTCAGCTCCTGCTCCGGGTCCGCCTCCGGATTGCCCGCAACGAAATTCACCGCATCCAGAAAACGGGCATACACCCGGCGGCGGACCACCGTGGCCCCCACCAGGCTCTGCAAATCCTCCGCCATTCCGGTGACAAGACCAAACAGATTGGACACCGTCAGCGACGGGCGGGCACTGCTGCCCTTTCCGTTCATCTCAAAGCCACTCCCCTCAATCGGGTACGCCTGATATTGCCGCCCCTGCCAGGTCACCGGCTCCCCTTTTTCATTCAGCTCATTACAGAAAAAATACCGCTCACCGCCCTGTACCGTCAGGTCGATTTCCCAGAGCACCACCCGCGGTGACTGCTCTGACTTAACCGACTCGTTCAGACTTTCTTCGTGAATATCCTGCATCAGTTCACCACCTGCTCAATCGTACAACTGAAATCACTGTACCTGGCGTTATCTGTGACGCTCCACTCCCGGCACACCACCCTCACCGTCCGGTTATGTTTCGGTGGTCGCCACAAAAAGGCACGGTAACCACCATGCCACGATAAAAATTCATCCAGCCAGCGCCGGGTTGGTTCATCCGTCACCCGGAACACCGCCTGAAACGTCTTCAGTCTGGCATTAAGTCCCGTCGGTCGGCGCTGTTCATAACCGTCACCAAACCGAACCCTCACCACCGACGGTTTCTCACTCACCTGCATCCCTTCACGCGGGACCAGATGCAGCGTTTTTATCTCAGCCACTCAGCATTCCTCCGTCACGTCGCATGGACAGCATCACCGCCTGCACCCGCTGGTCAATCAGCTGCACAAGACTGCCTGCCGCCTCCGGCCCTATCTGTCCGTTAGCCCCGTCATTCTGAATGGCGATATGGTAGACCGGGGAATACACCAGACCGGCACTGCCGTTCATACTGCCCACCGCGCGTACGCCCAGCGAGCCATCCGCCGCCCGGGTCAGGGGCATAATGGCTTCAGGTCCGGCTTCCCCCATCAGCCCGGCCCCTTTTGCAAAGGCAAAGTACGTGGGCGTATCCACAATACTGTTGCTGTACGCGCTCAGGTTTGCCGAGGTATACACGCCGCCTTTTGCATTGGCCACCGCACCGCCCAGCCAGTCACCAATGCTGCCAATAAATCCTCCCGCACCGGACATACCGTTTGCCGCCGTCTTAATTCCGTTGACAATGGCCGCATTCATAAGAACTTTTGATATTTCCTGCAGTACGGATGAGGCCCAGTTGCGCCATTCCACTTTGTTTCCGTTCAGCATCTCCGTGATGTTATTCACCAGTCCTGAAATCCCCTCCGTTGCCAGCTGTGCTGCCTGAGAGGCGTAATCGGATGCATTGTCCACCCAGTTACTGAGCCCCTCCTGCAAGCCTTTCTGCCAGTCCGCACGCTGCGCATCCGATTCGGTATAAAAGGCTGCCTGGTCCTTAAGGCGTTCGCTCAGATACTGCGCGTTCTGTGCCCGTGCCTGTCTGTAAAAATCCTCACTGATATCCCCGGTCTGATACTGAGACTGAAGGTCCGCATCCTTCTGGCGGAAGCTGTCGCGGATCTGCTGCAACTCCCGCATGCGTTCCCTGGCTCGTTCTCCCTGCCCGTACCCCAGCAGTTCGGCTTCATTTGATGCACGCGCAGCCACATTATCATTCTTCAGGGTCTCTTCCCGGGATCGCAACTGTTCCCGGATTTTTTGCTGGTCAATCAGGGCCGCGTTACGCAGCAGTTCCTGCTTCTGCATCTCCGTCAGGGTTTTCAGTTCGCCCTGCGCAGTCTGGTACTTCAGCTTCGCCAGCTCTGTATTCTGACCCGCCAGTGCCAGTTGCTCTTTCTGCTGCTTCAGTAGCCGGGAAAAACTGTCTTCCGCTTTTTCCGTCTCTGATTTTCCACCCCGGGATTTAGGTTTGTTCGCCTCGTTATTACGCCAGGCTTCCAGAGCATTACTGATATAACGCTGTCTCGCCTCCTGATACGAATCCCCCACAAAACCAAGGTCATCCGCCGCATACCCCAGCCGGGCACGCTCTTTTTCCTCCCCCTTCAGTCGGGACAGGGCCAGCTCACGTTCTGTTTTTGTCAGGGCGCTCTGCTGTTTATCATCCAGGGTGGCCTGCGGCAGCCGTAACGGTACATTCACCAGTCCCTGACGCTGCTGAAGCAGTTCATTCCCCAGCCCCAGCAGACGGTTGAATTCCGTATGCTGACCGTTCATAACCAGCATGGACTGGTACACCTTATTCTGCTCTGCCGCCTGCTGACGAATTAACGCCACACGACGGTCTTCCAGCCCGGCAAGCACATCCTGAATGGACTGCGCTTTTTCCTGCATCTGTGCCAGACGGGACTACTCAACGGCAAGCTGCTCTGTTGCCTGAGAAAGCCCTTCCGTTACGGTCTTCACCGATGTCAGATGGTTTATCATGAATCCGTCACCGGTTGTCCAGCCAGGGTTAGCCAGAACATACTGATATCCAGCGATTTTTTCCTGCAGGGATTTCACCCGGCTGGCCTGTTCATCAATCAGCCGGTTCTGCTCTGCCAGCGCCGCCCGTGTTCGTCCTTCATTATCTGAGGCTTCAGGCAAAGACATTGACGGCGTTTTATGCGCGATTTCATCTATCGTCAGTGCATACTGGCGCGCTGACTCCCTGGCCTGCTCCTGATTCTGGTACAGCGTATACCATGCTGCTGCCCCCAGCATCACCAGTCCGGGTACGCCACCAACCAGTCCCAACGCACCAGTCATCAGACGTGAGCCCACCGCCGTTGTACTGTTCAGCGCATTCTGGGCTGCGGTTCTGGCAGCAATATTTCTGTTCAGGCGTTCCTGTGTGGCCGCCAGACGGGCTTCTGCAGCAATCTGCATCTCCGTCCCGCGGGCTGCCGCCACAGCCTGCTGTGCACGGTACACGGCTGCCCTTGCCCGCGCCGTGGCAATCTGCGTCCCCCTGAGCTGTGCTTCCGCCAGTGCCACTTCATTACGTGCTGCCGTCACAAGTCCTGCCGTGGCAGACACCGCTCCGGAGGCCATATTGCCAAAGTACCGGGCAACCCCGACGGCAACCAGCGCCCCCGCTGCTGTTGCCACATTATCAATATTACCGGCAACACCGTTCAGCACGCCGGAGAGCGTTTTCGTCGCTCCGCTGGCTTCATTCGCGCCACCCACCCAGGCCATAAAGGCGTTTTCCACCTTTGTGATCCCGTCAGAGACCGTTTCCGGCATGGCGGCATATTCATCACGCAATACCCCCAGCTGGCTGATTAACGCAGGAACGACTTTATCCGCCGTCAGTTTGCCGTCGTCCGCCATCGCCTTAAGGTCTTTACGGGCCACGCCCATACCCGCAGCCAGTGCACGTATGATCCGGTCTCCGCTTTCATTGACCGAATTAAATTCCTCACCGCGTAACACACCCTGTGCCAGCGCCTGGCTGAACTGGGTGATCACCGAGCCCGCCTCTGCCGTACTGGCACCGGAGATTTTCAGCCCCGTGGAAATGGCCTCCGTCACCTTCAGCACATCATCAGCACTGTAACCATATTCACGCATTGAGGCTGCCGAGCGGGCAAACAGGGCCGCATTATCTGAAAATGCCGTGCCCGTCCGCTGGCTGATATCCATCAGCACTTTCTGTGATGACGAAAATTCATCGGATGACTGCGACGCCTGTTTCAGTCGGGCATTCACGGAACTCCATTCATCGGCCAGAGAAATCAGGTGTCCGGTGGCAAAGGCACCTGCAAATGCCCCCGCCGTTCCGGCAGCTGAAGCGCGGATTTCCGTCAACTGGCTGTTCAGCTCAGCCAGGGCGCGTCGCTGCTCCCGGGCGACTGCGGCAGCCTGACGCCCGCCATTCTGCAGGGTCCGGTAATATTCACTGCCCATGCGGGAAGCCCGCTGGATCTCCGACTGGAATGACTGCGAATTTGCCGAAATTTTGATAATCAGTTCACGTAACGTCGCCATTCACCTTTCTCCGGGCGTAAAAAAACCGCCTCAGCGGTTCTCATCATTCATGACTGTGCTGCAAAGCTCAGCGCGTCTTCCAGCGCCGCAAACGGATCCACCTCCGGCTTATCCTCATCCTCGCCCCAGCAGAGCATGGCGTCCTTCAGTGCAACATTCATCCCCTGTGCCCCAAAAACCGCTTTCACGATCTGTGCATTACGGATATCCCCGCGCTCATCACCCAGCGGGGATACCCTGTCGAACTCCATCCACATCATCGCCTCGCTCGCACTCAGGCTGTGCCGCAGTTCGGATAAGGTGCGCCCCAGACGGAGCGCAAGTCGCATCAGAAAGCGAATTTCCGGGCGGGCTACTTTTTTCTGGCCGACTCTGCATCAGCGATCAGTTCCAGTGCCTGACGCAGCAACCGGGCATGTACCGGACCATAGACGGCCAGCACCTGCTCACGGTCGTCCGGAGTGAACACCCGTTGCAGGTCAGTATCACACAGGACATCGCAGAACAGCGTCACATCCGCTTCCAGGTTACGGCGGGTTTTCGCCACCACCGACAGGGTATCGTCATCCTCTCCATCACCATTGAGCACTTCCTGCCACAGATACCAGGCCTCTGCCGAAGGCTCCCGCAGCACCACGCTGACATTACCCCATTCCGGCACCTTCACCGTTTTATGACGAAACCCTGACAGTCTGGCCAGCGCCAGCGTTTTCAGATCCTTTTTCATGATGACATCCTTATCCGCCCGCACCATTAACCGTTACTGTACACGCATCAGAGGTCATGCTCTGTGGCTTTTCTGCCGAATCGGTTACCACGCAGGTATATTTCCCCGCATCAGCGGACTGCGCACCTGGCTTACTGAAGGTGTCTGTCGTCTGCCCGTCAACCGGCTGACCATCCTTCTTCCAGGCGTGTTTATAAGGCGGCGTTCCCCCGTTGACACTGACTGACATTGTCAGCAGCGCACCGGTATTCACGGTAAGTGTCTTCTCCGGATTTTTCACAAACGCCAGCGGTACCACATAGGACACCGGTTTACCCTTCATACGCAGTGAAAACGTTGCTGCCACCACGCCGTTGGTACCGGATGACCAGGTGTGCTGACGCACTTCCGCCAGGAACTTAAAGCCCTTACCGGACGGAAACTGCACCTTAAACGCATACACCGTGTCATTGTCATAGGCATCACGCAGGGCGTTCTGGGCCTGATTCAGATAAAAATTACCCGACATGGAAATCTCAGACGACGCCCCCAGACCGTTGATGTTCTCCTGCTCTGTGGAGCAGAGCGTGGTCACATCAATATCCTGTTTCTGACCGGCGGTGAACTGGACTTCCTTGATGGTGCAGTCCAGGCGCAGATATTCCGCCTTATCCATAGTTTCAGCAGTCGCCGGGGCAGATGAAATCATCACCTGCGTCAGCTGTGAGCGTTCATACAAAGCAGACATTCTGCCTCCTGATAATAAAAAACCCGCACGCGGCGGGGTATGGGTTTTGTAGAAAAAAAGAAAAAGTCACACCGTGACCTGAAACTCCAGGGTTGCACGGTAACAGCGGTTTTCCGGAATATAGTCCTGCATTTCACTGACGGACCCCGGGGCCAGCAGCATTATGGCTTCACGGGCGTCCTGACGTATCTGACGCGCCTGCGTCACAGTCCCGGCATAAACGTCTATCTGCACCGACACTGAGGACTCCGCCTGCCCGCCCATCACGTCCGCAGACACCGATGAAATCAGGCTGAAAACCACCCACGGAAGCGCCACCGACGGCCTGCCATCCAGCAGGGGGACCACATACGGGTACCCCTGCCCGCCGGCAAGATGCGCCAGATGAGGATACAAATCCGCCTCCGTCATCGTCTCAGTACCTCATCAATGGCCCGGTTCATCCGCGCAATCGCCACCTGAGCTGCCTGTTCACTGCGCACATCAAACGCCGGGCGCACAAACGGGTGCGGTGGCATATTCACAGTCCCCATTTCCACAAACCGCCAGTAGAAAGCATTGCGCGGGTTATCCGCCTTCATAGTGTTATCGCTGTTACCGGTGTCCGGATTAACACCACGGATATGGACACCGGATTCCATCCCGCCATCGCGGGAGCGCCGGGAAAGGATCACCACATTGCGGCGCAGTTTTCCCCTGCGTACCGGTGCCCGTGACACCACTTCTTCTTTCAGCACATTCGCACCCGCACGGGTTGCCTCACGCAGCACCCGGTTATTTTCCGCACCACTCAGAAGCTGCAAATCGCGGCTGATGTCCTCCAGCCCCGAAAAATCCAGCAGGGTTTCGATCATTTTTCCCCTCCCAGCCGACAAAGAATTTCCAGGCGCCCGCCGGTCGCATCCGGCACGGGCAGCCCGACAACGTTCAGGATCCGGTCACGCCATGGACCACTCAGCACATGAAGTCGTGACGCCGCCGTGATTTCACGACCAGACTGACCGCGCACCCAGATGCGGATTTCCGCCTGCGCCATTTCCGCACCGGACTGCATCCGCTCCCGGCTGCTCCTGCCCCGGATATCCGCATGAATTTTCCCGCATGACACCCATTCTTCCGTCATTTCTCCGGCAGCATTACGGGTTAACACCGGGTTCAGAACACTTATCATCTGTGTCAGACGACCTGCAGATATTGCCATCCCCCCCTCCTCATAACACCGTCGGACAACGCAAATCGTAAATCAGCACGGAAACAGAAAACGGCAGCTCCCCCTGAAGCAGTTCTTCCCGCTCCGCAAGATCCGGATTCCGGTACAGCATCCCGGTCAGTCGCATGGCAGCCCCCTTCATCCGGGTTAATGCCTCGCCCGGGATCAGTTCACCGTCCTCACGAATCACTTTATCCCGGCTGCCCTGAATGTAGGCCAGCAGCACGGCGGTAGCCTGATGAACCTTGTCCATCAGCATGTCATCATCCGCGTCATGGTCAACACGCAGATGTGCCTTGATTTCTTCCAGTGTCAGTAATGCCGTCATTTTCCGCCTCCTGCATCCCGCCCACGTTTTGCAGCCAGGGTCCAGGCTGATGAATGAGTTTCTCCGGGTTTATCTTCGGTCATGCTGTTGCAGTGCCACAGCGAGCCCCCCCACGTCACCGTATCGCCGGGGTGGTAGGTTTCACCGGCTCTGAACACACCGCGGTAGAGCATCACCGGCAGGGAAAATGTTTTTTCCGTACACTGGCCACTGCTCTGCCGGATCACCACAGAGAACGACCGTTCACTAATCATGCTGACGTCAATATCCGCCACCCCGTCAACCAGGCATTCCCATCCCCGCATCCCGTGCGTTTTTTCATACGCCCGCCAGAGTCCGCCCTGGTGTGTGGCATACGTGCCCCGGGGAAAGGATTTTTGATCGTCAATGGCGGGGAGTATTTCCAGAGCCGTGGCATCACGCCCGTCCTGCGGAGCCGGCAGGGCACTCACCGCATCCAGAACCGCCTTCTGCAGAACATCCGGATCGTAGTCACGACCATCACGCGGAACATGAATATGGCTTACCGCCTCCTTCACCATCTGTTCAAGCATCGGACGCACATCATCCGGGGTGAGACTTTTACCGTCTGCCGGCTGCGGAATATTTGCGACCGCATCATTCACCGCCTTCTGCAGAACATCGGGATCATAGTCACGACCGTCGCGCGGAACAGGAATATGGCTTACCGCCTCCTTCACCATCTGTTCAAGCATCGGACGCACATCATCCGGGGTGAGACTTTTACCGTCTGCCGGCTGCGGAATATTTGCGACCGCATCATTCACCGCCTTCTGCAGAACATCGGGATCATAGTCACGACCGTCGCGCGGAACAGGGATATGGCTTACAGCCTCCTTCACCATCTGTTCAAGCATCGGACGCACATCATCCGGGGTGAGACTTTTACCGTCCGCCGGCTGCGGAATATTTGCGACCGCATCATTCACCGCCTTCTGCAGTACTTCCGGATCGTAGTCACGACCATCACGCGGAACAGGGATATGGCTTACAGCCTCCTTCACCATCTGTTCAAGCATCGGACGCACATCATCCGGGGTGAGACTTTTACCGTCCGCCGGCTGCGGAATATTTGCGACCGCATCATTCACCGCCTTCTGCAGTACTTCCGGATCGTAGTCACGACCATCACGCGGAACAGGGATATGGCTTACAGCCTCCTTCACCATCTGTTCAAGCATCGGACGCACATCATCCGGG